GTTACTAGGTACAGAACCAGTAACATCAGCCCATATGGGTGACAACGTAGGCTGTAACAGCCGCCGTTACGACTATCCAGAAGATACGTTCCAGAAACCGTAATGTCACACCATCTGCGCCGGATACTTTTTCAATCTTAGCCACGCGATCCGACAGCTTATCTTGCGCGTCATCATAGCTATCCATGCGCTTGAACAACGTCACCATGCGTTCTTCCATACGCGCCAACGACACAATGGCCTTTGACATGTCGTCTAGCTTTTGTTCTATCCGCTCTAATCGCTTTTCGTCAGCCATGTCAGACCTATGTAATATCGTCGGTAATCTCTACACGAATATACCCGTTATTTGGGAAAGTTTCTATAGAGCCGTCCCCATACTCTACTTCAAATTCAGCTTGGTATGATCCAACGGTATCTGTGTCTGCGGCAACCCAAGCATATTGCACAATGCCACCTGATGCTGGCGATACAATAGTTGCAGCGGCATCTGTCACTGTTGTCGTGCCGCCAACTTCGCGCATGTGAAAGCGAACGGACGCATCTGTCAAATTAATAACGTCACCGTCACCGTCTTTTAGCGTGGCACGTATCTTTGGCGATGTATCATTTTGCTTGATGTAGAAGGTCATTATGCCGCCTCATTGTATTCAGGTTCAACTATAGCACTATTTGGCGTTAGTTCATACAGTTCCAGTTCGTTTTCGTCTACAGCCTCGATGTCAACGCTGTTGGGTAATCCATTCACCACTTCTATGGTGCTATTACCGCGCAGCACAAATTGCTGTTCATATTCGTCAAATTCTTGGCGGCTAATGGTATAGCGACGGAATGACGTAAAGCCTTGTAAGCTAAATGAAGCTGCGTCAAGTTTTGCGCTTACGTCAAAGTTCACGTCTTGCAAGGTAAGCGTGAAAGTTGCTTCATCCACCGCTTCACTGATGTCTTTTAATGCATCCTGTCCCGCAAGGGTAAAGGCACCAGCATCATGTGAACGGCTGATTGCAAAGCTAACATCTTGGCCAGTTAGCGCAAATGACGCTTCGTCAACTGCTTCACTAATGTCTTTTAGTGCATCTTGTCCAGCAAGCGTAAAGGTTCCACTATCTAACGCGGCAGCAACCTTAAAGCTGGCATCTTGGCCACTTGATGTAAATGTACCTACATCATGCGCCCGACTGATTGTGAAGTTCGCACCTTGGCCAGTGAAGTTCAGGCTAACATGGCGCATGAACTCCGAAACATCTTTTGTATGTGGCAAGCCTGTTAGCGCAAAGGTGCCATTCTCTAATAGCTTGCTAACAGCAAATGTAACATCTTGACCCGTTGACGCGAAGGTGCCGCCATCAAGTTTCGCGGATGTTGTAAATGCAGCATCTTGGCCACTTAACGCGAACGATGCCTGATTAAGCTGCGCAGATATGTCAAAGGTTGCGGATTGACCCGTTAAAGTGAATGAAGCCTGATCCGCGCCTTCGCTAATATCTTTTAGTGCATCTTGACCGACTAATGTGAATGCACCATTGCCGTGCGCACGGCTTATAGTAAATGCCGCCGCTTGGCCCGTTAAGGTGAACGTGCCTGATGCCGCGTCAAAGATATATTCTTGCGCTTGTACACCACTATCCGCGAGTGGTGCGGAAGCTAATGGTGTAAAGCCAAGCATAGGTTATGACTTCCAGTAAGTACGACCAGACGTGATGGTGCTATTGATGCGCGTCATGTCTTTGCCGCCATCTGTGTACTTGCTGTCTAGCACTTCCGCTTCCAAATGCATGACCATGTTGCCGACTTGCTTTTTCTTTTCAGCATCGCCCTCATGTTCCATTTTCATGCCGTTCTGGATGTTTTCAATCTGATCGCACATGTGCAGCAACTTTAGGTAGTCGCGGTCTAATTCATTCACAGCCATCTTAGTTTCCTTCTAGTGTAGCTATACGCGCTTCTAGCGCATCACATTTCGCCGACAACTCTTGCACGGCTTTTACAAGAATAGGATACGATCTAACGTAATCCGCTTCTAACTTTTCTGGGTTTGCCCAATTCACTAAGCGTGTGCGTGATGACGATGAGTGGTCTAGCTCAACATCGTGCAAATCTTGCGCAATGAACCCAATGTCTGGCTTTGCCCCCAGTGACCCATCGCGGCGGTTCCAAGTAAACTGAACTGGGCGCATGTCGTTGATGAAGTCTAGGCCATACGGAATGTCTGCGATTGCAGTCTTATCGCGCTCATCAGACAGGCTGCTTATTGTCTGAACATTGCAGCGCAGTGAGGTTATATTATTATCGCCAAGGGTGATTTCGTTTGTTGCAGTTGCACCACTAGGCATGGCCTCAAAACCAATGACTGTAACATTTGAGCCTGTTGTTAGTGCGTTTGTGGAAGAACCACCTTGTTGATACCCCGCATTTCTGCCGACAAGTGTATTATTTGATCCCGTACTGACACTAAAACCAGCACTAGTACCGCAAGCTACATTACTATCCCCTGACGTTACAGATTTTAAAGCACTGTTACCAAATCCTGAGTTTGCCCCGCCTGACGATAATGTGTATAAAGACGACACGCCAACTCCTACATTAGCGTTGGCTGTCCCGCCAGAGTAACCTGCGTCATAACCCACAAAAATGTTGTAATCGCCGCCATCTAAATCATAGCCAGCTTGATAGCCTATCGCTACATTATAATAGCTATCATCGGTAGCACTCCCCATCACTTGGTAGCCAATGGATACGCTCTGGGTTGTTCCGCGCGAGTTTCCTCCGATAATAACTGCATTCGCGGTTGATGTGGATAATACATTTGATTGGTAACCTGCAATCGTATTATAGTCCCCACTAAATAAGGCACTGCCTGAACCATAACCGATGGCTACGTTATAATATGGGTTGCCTGTGGAGCTACGTCCCAAAGCATCATAACCTATAGCAACTGAATTAACATGGAAGCCATCTGACATTGATAAAGCGCCAACGGCTACTGACCTATCTCCAGTGCAGTCATCCATTGCGAGATAGCCAACTGCTACTTGGTAGTCTTTACTATCCGCATCTATATTCCCTGCATTGTAACCAAGATAAGTGCCGCCAGTTAAAAAATCACCACCGCCACTACCTACGCCAACCGCAGTTGAATAGCTATCTGTGGTATTCTGCGCCATGCTATTTTGACCCACCGCCACATTATAAAAAGCTGTGGTTAGTGCGCCCCCAGCATTATATCCTAACAATACATGGCCACTACCTGTAGTTATTTCATCACCTGTGCGATTTCCTATCGCTACTGAAAAGCCGCCTGTTGTCGCATTTTGTAAGCAATTACGTCCAATAGCTACGTTATAGCTACCCCCAGATGACGTAAGGCTTTCCAGTGCGCCATCGCCTATTGCAATATTATCTGTATTAAGATCATCAGGCCATGCGCTTTGCCACAGCATCGCCGTGCCAGTTTGGTCAGGCAGCGTAATCGTGCGGTCAGCAGTTGGGTCAGTAACGGTTACAGTGGTTTCAAAGTCGTCTGCTGTTGCGCCTTCGAAGATGATATTTTCGGTCAAGTAAATCCGACCTTCTACATCAATGCCTGTTGACGCGGTGTTTAGTTTTAATGATGAAAAACCAGTAGATTGATCTGTATATCTAAGCTGCGCTTCCCCACTTGTTCCATCTGCTATTAATAAAGAAGCATAGCCGCCATTATTATTTTCTGCACCAATAAAAACACCTTTATTTGCAGCATGGTTTGTGATGTAAAGGTTGCCAGTGTTGTTGTCTATAACTCCTGATATTAAACCAGAGCTATGACTGATTTCTAGATCGGAACCATCCCCAAAGACAGCTTTGTCATTGTCGCCAAAAGATACATCCCCAGTAAACGCCCCGCCACTCGCTGGCACAATATCTTCTGCCGCCGCCGTAATAAACACAACTGCATCGCCCGACAAATCAAGCAATGCGCCCGTTGAACTTTCTGTCAGTGTGCGTGAAAGCGTTGTTCCTGTGGCCGTATATGTACCTGTCCCAATTTCCCAGCTATCGCCATCTTCTATTGTGTAACGTACACTGTCGCCATCAGATACACCGCCATCAGCAAACGATTGATAACCTGTTTCGGCACTGCCTAGTGTGATGGTGCCTGTTCCAGTTGTGGACGTAGCGACCTTAACGCGATTGGCTAGAACAACCATTTTTCACCTACTTATGAAAGTTGAATAACACCGTTGCTGTCGTCAAAGTTGAACGTAAAGCTGTCGCCGTCATTCAGTGTTAGTGCAGAACCATAATCATAATAACCCAAGATAGGATCAGCGGGTGATGTCACTGTGTCATTGTAGATATACAAATATTGGAACGGGCCAACTGATCCACCTGAAGCTGTCACCGTCAAATCGGCCAAGACAAGTTTATATGTGCCGCTTGTCTGCGATGATGATGTTGTAGTGATGTTTCGTGATGATAGGTTTGTATAAGAAACTTCTGTCACATTACCCAGAATGCCATTGCCATCTGATGCAGGGTTAGATGTTTCTGAAGCGGGTGCAGTATTCGACAACGCAGCAACGAATTGATCGCTCTCTAAGTCCATATTATGAACCATGTTTAAAACTGCATCGTTTACCTTGTTGAAGGATGCCATGTGAGGAACTCCGTAAATTAAAGCATATGCAAGCGCATTCTAGCGCATTTGCGGTTATTTGCAAAGACTAGGTTGGCGGTGCTGGCCATGTCGGGTTTGCAGGGTCAGTTGTGTTGGACGGCAAATCACGCAAAGCCTGTCGATAGCTGCGCCATGATGCCTTTTGGTCATCGCTTAAAGGCGCATCTGGCATCTGCGTCCAATCAGTAGCTTTGAGCTTAGTATTTCTATCAATGCGCAATTTACCCCAATCAAAATCACTCATTTCTTCACCTCTAGCGCAAATAAACCATATACGATGCCTATGACCGAAGAAGTATTGCCACTGTTTGCAGTTATGCGAACCCCTACAGTATTTGTCCCCGCTGATGCTGTAATTCGCATCATGTAGGCACAAGGTAATCCAAAGAAGTCTTGCACGGGTGCATTTGAAACAGCCCCTATTCCAGATGCTACACTGCCATTTTGCAGAATGCTTAGATTGACCGTATCACCAGCCGTAGAGGAACCCGCTGTCCAGTTAAAGAGGATAACCAATTCTGATCCACTGTCACAGTTTGTAATTGATGCCGTTACGTCTTTTGTGCTGCCAGCCGTAAGGGTAAATGCACTTTGCCCACTTGTACCAGCCTTTGTTACTGAATTTGCTGCAAGTTGTGCTGTATCAACGCCACCCGATTTGATAATCAGGTTGCCCGAACCGTCACTGTCTAAGGTTACGTTATCAATTTGGATTTGGCTTGCTGTCAGGGTTCCGCGTATGGCCGCTGAACCAAATTCAGCAAATCCAGTGTCGCGTTCTATTTTCCAGCCTGACGTATCAGCAACATAGTTATCGCTTTCAAGGTCAGCGGCAACTTGAATTGCTCCAGTTGGTGTGGTGAATACGATGGTTTGCGCAGATGTAACTCCGTCAATCGTCACCGTAAAGGCTGATGACCACTCCTTTAGATTAGTGTCTGTTATGTCAATCTGTGGCTGCGTCAAAGCCCAATCTGTAGTTAAGCCTGTGAACGATGCGGTTGATACGCTGTAGCTAGTTGCAGACGGTGTGCTTGGCGCATCTGCATCTGGTTCAAGTAACTGATAATAAACACGACCTGAAATAACCGTATCACCAGTATCACCATCAGCACCTGTCGCACCTGTCGCACCATCGGCACCATCTTGCGGGTCAGCTTCAGTTGTTACAGCACCAGTGCCAGTAGAAAAGTCAGACGCATTGCCCGTAAAATCTACTGCTTTAAGGAAGTAATACCGTGTTGTGTTTTGCGCTAGACCACCATGCACAAATTCGGTTGCGGCTGTTGTACCTAATAAAGTTGCGCCCGTAGATGTATTGCTGGTGTTTACATAAATCTGGACTTCCTTGAAATCATCATCAGTTGGATTTGTCCACGATATAAAGTTAGAGCGATACCCACCAGAACCGCTAACTGATGTAGGTACAGCGGGTGCATCTGTATCCGCATCAGCGGTAAATGTTACATCAGCTTGGGTTCCCACATAGCCACTGTCCGTAATAGCGGCAACGACGAATGTATAACTATCACCATCAACAAGAAAACCTGTCTCGAAAGAATTGGTGTCTGTAGTGCTTTTATTAAAGATACCTGTTGTGTTGTTCTTATATCCTACAAGATAATTACTAAGGAAAACATTATCAGGCACATCCCAAGTCAGTGTAGCAGTAACGGTGTGCGTTCCATCAGTCGCTATATTTGTATTTTGTGGGGTGGTAACGGCTAAGTTTGAAATGTCCAAATTCGCCCGTGGATCAGGCAATGTGCTGCCATTGCTTGTAATGTCAGCTTCTTCTGCCGTCCAACTAAATGCTGCCGAAGATGTTTCGAGTAGTGTAAGTGCAACGCGCAGATCACCCGCATCGCCATCATTCTTAAACTTCCAGCCGATAACCTCAAACTCTTTTGATGACCATCCGTAACGGTCAATCGTCAAAGATATAATATCGCCGCACTCTACCTCAAACGCCTCTAGGCCAAAGTCAGCCGTGAATGTCATCTGCTCACGACCACGGTATAGCGTCATCTTCGCTAGTCGCTGCGCCATAGCTGATGACGTTGTGAATGGCAGTGTAAGGTCTAGCGCACTTTCCACATCACTGTCGTCACTGATAAATACGTCTGAGCGTATTTCAGGGTAGTCAGCCTGAACGTAGCGATTTTCAGCATCAATAAATGTGCCGCGCACGATGTTAAAGTTGTCACGCCGCGAATGCTTCGTTTGTAAATTTATTTCACTGCGCAGATCATCAAGTGTAAAGGTTTTTACAGGTGAGACATATTCTCCAACCTTTAGGTGCCATTTCCCCGCGCCCCAGAACAAAGTGCCAGCGCAAGCCGTCATCATGTCGCCCAAGATGTTAGATGGTGTCCTAGCTAGGCTGATAACACCGTTAATTTCATAACGCTTTTCTGTTAATGAACTGCCGCGCACCGCTGTACCAGTTCCACTGCCTACGCCAGTTGCCGTAAATGTAACCCCTACTGTATTTGCGCTTGCACCAATAGCAGTGAAATCTGTCGTTCCGACGGTTTTAATAGTGTAAGACTTGCCAACAATAAAAGACCCAGCATCTGTTGCAGCTAGATTTACAGTTTCATCACACGCATCTGCCGCAACCTCAAAAGATAGACTTGCTGCGTCGCCGTCGTTGTCTAAACCGTACGTTGATGTCAGATAATCACGAATACACAACGCAGCATTTGCACTGTATGAAGTTGTGCTTGTGCGCGGATCGTAGACCTTCTTGCCCTTAACTTTAGCTGTAATAAGGGGTATTCCATCTGCAAATATATTTTGGTTGTAATTAAATTTGACATAAAGACAGGCAATGCCCTCACCTTTAAAATTGCTATCTTCATTATTTGTTGGGTCTAACCCATCAACTTGCCAAGATGGCCGCTCATCAGACGCTATTGGGGAAGATGCGCCAGTTATTGTGGAATATATATTTTGATTATCTGCGCCCGTAAACTTTAAGATTTGCACCCTTTTAAGGCCATTACTATCCGTCCAATCATCCTCATCCACAAATCCATCTGCATCTAACGCAACAACTTTATCGTTGAGGTAGATGTCACCAATTTCTTCCACTTCGTGACCCGCAAGGCAGATTATTTGGTGTAGATAGCGATTTTTGTATCCATCATTACCCGTGGTAGTTTCAGCAAAAGTAATTATGCCTCCCTTGCGTACTTCACCGTAAACTATTTGTTGTGGGGCAGTTGCTTCTCGAATGTTTACAAGCAAGTTTTGAATGCCAAAGTCTGGTTTTGGCCCAAGGGCAGCCAATGCCCATGATGTGACTTGGCCTACACCAACATAAACTGCTGCCGTAACCAAAAATTGCCCGAATCCTGATGTGATGTTCAGTGCTTCAATAACATAAGCTGAGATAGCTTCAACGCGCGGAACACGATCCCAATCATTCCAATTCTTAATTGTAATATCGCCTAGCTTGTACTTCATGCCTTAATCCACGCGCTTTTGATAAAGTCTATCTGTTGAGAAATTACACCTTTCTCACCCAGAAAGATAGCCTTTGTGCCTATCGCTATGCCTAGCGCATCACCTATAACCCACCGCCTTGCACGATCAGTCGTAACCAGCGCACCCTTCGGCGGTATGCGATCTATGCGCTTCATCTTTCGGTCAATCGCTTCATCAAGAGAATTAGCCTGAAACACCTTACGCAGTTCGTCGCGCTTTAGGTACAGACCATTCTTTGTGTATTTCCCAACCCAATCGTCGGCCCAACCTTCGCCGTACATCGCCCGATACGCATTGTTGGTGAACATAAAGCAATCATTTGTGTGCCACTGAAACGGCACATCACGCATCTTGCGTATGTACTCATTCAGCGCATCAAGGTCAGGCTTCATCCCTACCCCAGACAATTTTCGTGTCTTGCAATCCCTGCACCCAATCAAAGAACGTGTCGGCTGCGGGATCACCACTGTTGCCATCGTCTAGCCACTTACGTTTTCGCACCTGAGCATGACTTTCTGACGTGTAACGGCGCACGTTAGGACGCTCCAGAATAATAAGACGGCTCTCTACTGTCAGGCTGATCGTTGACGTTTCACCACTGTCTTGGATCGTCATTTGATCCATGTAGCCACGGAATATTTCCACAGTTTCGCTGCCAATACCCCAATAGATTGTCACAAGCCGACCTTGGTATTCTTCTGTCAGCGCATAAGTCAGGATCGTAGATGATATGCCACTCAGCGTAAGCGTAGTGCCACGCGCAGATAGGTCTGACGCTTCTTCTAGCCCCTGAATGGTAAGCAAGCTGCCTGACCCAGTGTAAGTGTCGCTGCCAATGGTTTTGTCACCGTACCCTGTCCATAGACGCACGTTTGCCGTTTCAAACGCCAGATCAACTGCGTAGAATGGCTCAATCTGGTCTGCGTCTATCGCCGTAAGTAATGCCGCTGGAACTGTTCTCATAGTGCTTCAAACGCTCCGAATGTGATGCCGTAAATGCTGGCCTCATTGACTGACCAGCTTTGCTGATTGCTTGCAAGTCTAAATGTACCTGATGCACTGGTCAAATCCGCTGTAGCTGATGATGCTGCATCGCGTAGCGCGGGCCATATCTCAAGTGTGCCGCTGCCGCTTTGATCTTCCAGAACCTTGTATAGGCGTGTACTTGTGCCTGTGCCTAATGAGAAATAATCGCCAGCTTTTAGCGTACCCGTCATCGCCACAGTTACGCTGCGATCCCCAACTGAGCCTGTGATAGTCGCAGAAGTCGCTGTGCCGCGCACTGAGGTGGCAGAAGGGTCATTTAGTAAGAATGTACCGAACTGACCGCGTAAGCTCATCAGGAAGGCAATCCACTGATCTGCGTCGGCGCGTTTCATTGGTGGCAGTGTAATATCAGCTTGCCATGCTTCGCCGCTGTAAGCGTGGGCCTGACCTTTTAGCGTGAAAGGCGACTGACTATAGGCAACCGTATT